CGGGCTCTGGGGCCTCGCCGTATCGGGGTGGTGGCGGCGGTGGAGCAGGTAGCGCGGGAAGTGCCGGAACAAACGCCGCTCTTGGCTTTGCAGGTGATGGTGGTGCAGGCGTAAATATGTCGGCCAACTGGGGCATTACCTTTGGTGAAAGCGGTTGGTTTGGGGCAGGTGGAGGGGGAACAGGCTCGGATGCTCGAAATGGCAACGGGGGCTTTGGTGGTGGTGGGCCTGGCGGGTCTCCTTATACCCGGGCCAACTCGGGCGGGGCTTCGGGAGCAAATGGTGGTCAGAGCAGTGGGGGCATCATCCTGGTCAAGATGACCATCCCGGACCCGGAACTGGGGGCTAACCCTTCCAATCTGGACCTGGCTTCTTACTTGGGGATCAAACTGTCTGGGGGCTCCACGAACCGCAGCGCTCCTGCGTCTTTGGGTGGAGGCATCAGCTTCTATTCGCCGCGCTCGGCCATCCGGAACGAGATATTCCCCGACGTCACGACTGCCCAGCGCATTGCAGGCATCACGTCCTATCGGTGTCTTTACCTGGACAACGAGCATAGCACTCTGACCATGGCCAGTCTGACAGCCTGGCTGGAAGCCCTGGCTGCTGGAGCAGGAGCAACGTTCCATATTGGCGTTGATCCAGCGGGCATAAATGGCGTGGCTGCGGCCATTGCAAACGAAACAACGGCGCCGGCCGGCGTATCCTTCTCTGCACCCACATCGTATGGTGCAGGCATTAACCTGGGCAGCTTGGCTCCTGGGGATTATATCGCCCTGTGGCTGCGGCGGACCATCGCTGCTGGAGCTACAGCCCGCCAATATGACCAGGTGCGCCTGGGCTTGCAGTTCACGTGAGGACAAACCATGGCTGTGCAAACCGGCTCCGCGACCAACTATCACGACGCCCTAGACAAGCTCCGGATTTTCTGCTCTTCTGTTTTGGGCTGGACGGTGCTTCGTTGGAACGCGCCGGCTACGCTGCTTGACCAGGGGGAGCTGGCGGTTCGACCGATCGGCACCGGTGACTTCCGGCCGGTTGTGACAGTCCGGTCTTTCAACGACGCGCCCAATGGGTTCTATCACTGGCGCATCTCGGCAGCCATGGACTTTGATACCCTCCAGCTGCAGCTGAGCCAACCGGGGTCTTCCCCAGGGTCTTACGTTCCGCTGTCAAACGGAGCCATGACTTACTGGTTCTATGGAAATGACCGGCGGGTCATCTGTGTCTTCAAGAGCGGCACCAACTATTCCTTTGTCTATCTGGGTCTGTTCTTGCCCTACGCCTTCCCGAATGAATACCGCCGGCCTCTATACGTTGGCGGAGTAGGTAACGCCCAGCGCGCCTGGAACGAGTCCAACACTCGTAATTCCTTCTTTGCCGATCCTGGCTTCGAGGGGTCTTTCTTCATGGACCGGGCAGACCTATGGGTCAACGTTCAAAATCGGGACACGACCACGGTGTCTGACCCGAGCAACGTGACCAACACCACTTCTGCATGTATCTGGCCGAAGAAGTCATCGTTGAACTCCGGAAACTCTGGAGCTTCTTCGTCGGCCTACGCCTGGACTTATCAGCAGCTTATACAGCTGCGGCCCAACGCTCTTGGCGAGGTGCCCTTGTTCCCCCTGCAAATCCTGAGCAGGCCGGAGAATAGCGGCAACGGCGCGCTCATGGGCGCTCTGGACGGGTGCTATGACGTCCCCGCTTTCAATAAAGTTGCGGAACAAACCTTGACTTATGGCGGAAATACCTTCCGTATTTTCCCCAACGTCTACCGGACCATCGCAAGCCAGTTCCTGGCCATTGAGGAGATTTGATATGGCCTACCTGGCAACTACCGCTGCTGACCGCTTTGCCCTGTTCAATGCCATTGCAAGCTTTGCAGGCACGCTGGGTTGGACGGTAAACTGGAACGTAACCACCAACAATGGACAGCTTGGCTTGTCTAAGGGCAATACCCTGGTGGCAATCGGCGCCAGGCAAACCACGCCTGTTGTCGTGCGCCAGATGCTGGCCCAAGGGGGCACAATCAATGATGTGCCGTTGCTTGGGACCCTGGCCACTGCGTTTTCCGGCACCCAAGCCGTCTGGGGCGGACATACTGGAGCCCCTGGTGGCTCCACTTCTACCAGCCACAGCCACGTGTGGTTCAACGACTTCTATGGGCCCTTCACCAACGTCTTTTTGTTCTCGAACGCCAACGGTGACTATATCCACGTGGTGGCACAGACGGGCAGCCGCTATTCCATGTTCTCGTTTGGGTTGCTGGACAACGCGGGCATGACAACCAACCGGTCTTCCTATCTTACCGGCACCTGGTTCGAATTCTGGGAAAACAGCGCAAACCCCGCCACTACTGGCAATACGGGCTATCAAGCGAACAAGCCTGGGTCGTCAGGCGCTTGGCAACCAAGCAGCACGTCTATCAGCGTTTCGGGCGGGCATTTCTTCCTGTTCGGTGGGCGCAGCTACGGGAACGAAAGCACGGTCAACTCGCATTGCCGCCCCGCACCAGGTGTTGTGGACGCCGCCATCTTCCCGTCTATTGCGTCTGTGGTGAACGGATGCCGGCATTCGATAACTCATACCAATTCTTGGGGTGATGTAGATACCTTTGTCCGGTATATGCATCCATCTATGTTTGGCGCCTTGCCAACGTCTATTGGCCTGCCTCTTATGGATATGCCCTACATTGCTCCGTTCACCGGACCCAACATGTTCTTTGGGAACTATCCGGACGTCCGGTCTGTGTGGATTGATAACGTGGCGCCCGGCGAAGAGCTCAACGTAAACGGGGATATTTGGAAAGTCTTCCCGGTGAAACAGAAGGGAACCTTGGCTGCGGTCAATGCTGAAATTGGCATTAACTCCTGGAGCTACGGCTACGCTTTCCGCAAGATTACTTGAGGGTGAAATGGCAGGCAAGACCACATTCGCTGTAAGCTGGGAAACTGGAGCCGGAGGAGGAATTCACCGGCTCGGCACCATTATTGCAGGGGCTTATAGCCTACCAACTCCCCGTGTATCTACGGGGCGGTATGTGCTGGTCCACGCAGCCCTGTTCGGCGCCACAAATATCGTGGATATGGAGGACTTCGACCCGATTGCCGCCGCTATGATGAGCGCCTGGCTTCGGGACAGCTATTATCGCATCTGGGTGGTTCCGGCAGTATTGCAGGCTCAGAACCCCCGCATCGGAGTGCCGATCCCGTTCAACATCTGGAACGCTTTCCCCCAGAGCAACACTGTCGAGGCTGTCATTGGCACTGATGACGAAGGCCTGTCTTTCGACTTCGGCGACGGAGACGTGTGGCGCGGCATTGAATTCCGAGCGGTGAACATCACCATCGGACCGACGGCGCCAATACAGGTGGAAGCCTCGTTCATCTTCGACTTCATATATGGCCAAGGCCTGTTCCGGTTCGAAGCCGTCATCGCGGACTTTGTGCAGATGCGGCCTGATCCGCCTGTCACGGAAGTCTGGGACTGGCTGACTGACGTCATCATCTCTGACGACGGGTCTGAGCAGCGCGTCTCCCTCCGCAAATCGCCTCGGCGGTCCACCTCCTATGAGATTGGCCTCGAGAACGACGCAGGCCGGCTGCGGCAATATAACCGCTGGTTCAAGAGCCTGGCTACGCGGCTGGTCTTCCCTTACTACCAGTATTCGGCTCGGGTGCTGCAGGCCTCAGTTATTGGGGACTCCAAAATCTACTTTGACCCGGCTACAACGGACGTCCGGGCTGACAGCTATATTGTCGTGCTGAACGAGGAGACTGAGACCGGGGCTCTGGTGAAGATTGCTTCCGTAGATGTGGACGGCATCACCACTTCCGATCCGCTCCAGGTCAACGTGACTGCTGGGTCTATCATTGCACCGGCCTTCTCGAGCCGCATTGGCAACTTGACGGGCTACGACTGGTTCAAGGTGCATGGCACTCTGAAAGTAGAGGCCTACGCGCTGGATATTCGCGAGGAATTTTCGCGTCCCGGATCGACCGCGGTTATCGAAACGCTTAACGGTCTGCCGATACTCACCGAGCGCCCCTCGGCGACCCATGGGCCTTCCTCAGACCGTTTTGACGTGAACTATGAAGTCATCGACAACCAGACCGGCCTACTCGACATAAAGTCGTCCTGGCCGCATCCTTACCTTCTCAGCACCAGGCGCTATGCTCTTCGGCGGGCACAAGAGCCAGGCAAGATGGACTGGTGGCGCGACTTCTTTGACCAGATCAAAGGGTCGTGGGGCAACTTCTATGCGCCCTCCTGGTTCAACGATCTTCCGATCCTGGAAGAACCTGGCACCGGAACGAACCAGTTGCGGGTTGACCATGGCGATTATGCGGCGCAATACTTTCCGTATGAGACCTACAAGCAAGTCCAGATTGAGCTGGCTGACGGACGCATTCTGTGGTTCAGGGTCTTGACCGCAGATGGCTCCGTGCCGGGGGAAGCTACGCTAAGCCTCTCCCCGGCTTTTGGACCCAACCCCGAGGACGTGGCCATCAAAGTGGTCAGCTTCCTCAACCTGGCTCGCTTGGAGACCGACCGCGTGACGCTGCTGCACCAGCATCTTCGCACGGAGATTGAGATAACCATCAGGACAACGGACAGCCGCGATGTCGTATAGGGACTATGAGAACAGCGTCAGCAAGGCTGCTCCGATTGAGTGCTATCTCTTCATCGGGAGCTTTGCCGAATACCGCTACACCAGCGCGGACGTCGAGGTTACGCTGAACGGCCGCACCTACCTCCCGGCGGCTATCACCCGCGACACCCTGCGCGCCGGGACCCAGGAGGATGACCAGCTTGCTCTTGAGCTTACCATGCCTTATGACACTCGGGTGGTCCGGGACTATGCCTATTCGGACAGCCCCCCGTCCCTGATGCTTGAAGTTCATCGGGTTCACCGGGGCTCCGACTTCGACACCGAGTCCATCCTTATGTGGAAGGGCGAAGTGACGTCCTTCACGGTAGAGGGGCGCCTGGCCAAAATGGTCACGCCCAGCATTTTCAGCCGTGCGCTCCAGGGAGACGTCCCGTCCATCTACTGGCAGGGACCGTGCAACCATCTGCTCTTTGATACCGGATGCGGCCTCAACCGGAACACCTACCTCCAGGTGACCAATCTCGTCACCGTGGCGGGGACGGACCTGGAGGTCGTGGACCAGGGGTTTGCTGACGACTACCTGATAGGCGGGGAGATGGTCAACAACCGGACCGGTGAACGCCGCATGATTGTCGCGAACGACGCCAACCTCATCAAGGTGCGGGTTCGGTTTGCCGATGCCAGGCCAAGCGACCAGGTGCAGCTGACTGCCGGCTGCAATCACTCCTTCGATACCTGCAAGACCAAGTTCAGCAATGGGCTCCGGTTCGGTGGCTATCCCTTCATCCCAACCGATAACCCCTTTGAGGGAGAGCTGTAATGGTCTGGTGGAACCTCCTTTTCTTTGCTGCCAGCTTCGTGCTTACGGCTCTGCTGGCACCCAAGCCCAAGATCGAAAATGCCAGGGCTTCGTCACTGGATGACCTTCGCTTTCCGAGGGCCTCGGACGGGTCTCCGGTGCCCTTTGCTATTGGCAAAAACCGGCTGCGCGCCCCCAACACGCTGTGGTATGGGAATTTCCGGGCGGAGCCGATCATCGAAAAAGGCCCGCGGAAGTATGGTCTTTTTGGCCCCAAGAAGAAGATCACAGTGGGGTATAAATACTACCTGTCCTTTGATCTTGGGCTTTGCCTTGGCCCGAACGTGGTGCTGACAAAGGTCTGGATCGACAAGGACGAAGTATGGAGCGGCTCGGTTGGTCCGGCTGCGGCCAGCCTTTCCATTTCCAAGAATGACCTGTTCGGCGGAGACAAGTCCGGCGGTGGCTTCTCATCGTCCGCTACTTTCTACGGCGGGAGCTTTGACCAGGGAGCAAACGCCCACATTGCCGACAGCCTGGGCTCCTTGTATCCGGCCTATGTGGGTCAGGCGCACATCGTCTTCCAGGGCGCTTACATCGGGACGTCGGCGTCGCTTCGGGCCATGAGCTTCGAGGTGGAGCGCTATACCAACAACCTGGGCTTGACCAACGAGCAGGTGAAGATTGGCGACGACCTCAACGTGGCCGAAGTGCTCTACACAGTCCTGGTGACCAAGTGGGGGCTTCTGGGCCTCTCGACTGCCATCATCAACATTCCGTCCATTCAGCTGGCAGCCATCACCCTAGCCGCCGAAGCTAATGGCATGAGCCTGGTTGTCTCGAGCTCCAACACCGGGAAGGACGTCATCTCCGAATGCCTTCGACAGATGGATGGCATCCTCTACCAGGACCCTGAGACTGGGTCCATCACGCTCAAGCTGATCCGCCAGGACTATGACATTCTGACCATCCCGGAATTCGGGCCGGAAGACATTGTGTCTGTCCAGCAATTCACCCGGACGTCCTGGCAGGATACCTACAACCAGGTCCGTATCCAATATACGGCCCGGGACCAGAAGTATGAAACGCGCTCCGCCATGGAGCACGACATGGCCAACATCAACATGCAGGGCGGCCGGGTGCGGTCCACGAATATCAGCTTCCCTGGGTGCACGGTCGCGGCCTTGGCCAGTGAGCTGGCTACCCGGGAACTGGTGCAGCTTTCGGTGCCGCTTTACTCGGCTACGCTTGAGATAAACCGCCGGGCAGGGTCGCTTCGCCCTGGTGACCCCTTCATCTTCTCTTGGCCCGAGTATGGCATTGAGCAGGTGGTCATGCGGGTCGGCAAGTTCAACATGGGCGAGCTGCTGAATGGCCGCATTGTCATCGAATGCACCCAGGATGAATTCGCCAGCGCGGTATCGGTCTTTGCAGCACCTGGCGGAACTGGCTGGACGCCTCCTGTCCGGACGGCCTTCCCGATTGCGGACTACAAGGTCATGGAAGCCCCCTACTTCATGGCTGCGAATATCATGGAAGGCGAGGTCATCAACGCCGGAGAAGGAGCCTTTTACAACCTGGCTCGGGCGCCAGCTGCGAACCAACTGGGCTTCTCGACGCGGCTCTACCAGCCGACTGGCTTCACTGACTTTGTGGTCGGCATGGACCAGGAGAGCTTTACGTCCACCCTCCGGCTTTCTGCGGCAATGCAGCTTGGTGACGGGTTCCTGGATGGTGTCATCTCGTCGCTGGTTGTGGATGACATTTCGGACACCCGCCACATCAACGGGACAATCCCGACAGCCAATGGCTTGGCCAATATCCGTCAGGGTGGCGGCTTGTTCGTCATCGGCAACGAGATATTGGCCTACGAAAGTGCATCGGCGGCTGGAGCCATCTGGACCATTACGAACGTTCACCGGGCGCTCCTGGATACGGACTTCGAAGCCCATCCAGACAACTCGCTTGGGTTCTTCCTGGATGACCCAGCGTTCATTGTGGACGGCATCTTCAAGACCACCAACGCCGATCCGACCACGACGCGCTTCCAGTCGTTTACGGACAAGGATGCCTATCCCTGGGATACAGCGCCTGTTGCGCCGCTTACACCCAACCGTCGGTTTGAGCGGCCGCTTCCTCCGGACAATCTTCGGGTCGGGACGTCTCGGGCAATCCAGACGCTTGCTACCGCGACCAACCACACGCTCAACTGGAACCGGCGTAATCGACTGGGGACAGACGTTCGTGTCCAGGTGGACGCTGACCAGACGACCGAAGCGGGCGTGACGTATTCGCTGGCTTTCTACCTGAACGGCGTGCTGCAACCTGCCTACAACCAAAGTGGCCTGACTGGCACCACGGCGACCATCAACTTCACGGCTGGAACGGTTGGCTACGGTGAAATCCGCATGCGGGCCACTCGCGATGGATTGGACAGCTATACGACCACTTCCATCTATTGCATCCTGGGCACCCCGCTTGTGGCGGACCGGCCCGCCTACTGGAGCGGCTTGCTCCACCTGATCGTGTAAAGGAAGGGACCTATGAAAATGCTTCTCCTTCAGCAAGCCCTGCGGATCGCGGGGCTTTATGCTGGAGCGCTGGACGGCAAGCGGGGCGGACTGACCCAGGAGGCTGTCACCACGGCGCTTTCGGTGGCCAACATCGCAACCAAGGGCTGGGATACGGAACGCCAGGACGTTGGCGCCTTCCAGACGATCATGGCCAAGCTCGGGTTCAACCCGGGCAACGTCGATGGTCGGTGGGGTCCCCAGACCCAATTCGCAGCAGATACTTTCGAGTATTGGCTGGAGACCAAGAAGCGGCCGGACGACTGGCGGACTGACGGCCAGGACACCGGGCTTCCCGATCCGGCGCCTCTTTCTGCATGGCCTCGTCAGCAAGACGCAGAGCTCCGTCGGTTCTTCGGTGACCCTGGACAGAACCAGGTCAGCCTCGAATTGCCGTGGGTCATGAAGCTTGCCTGGGACAAGGCTCAGGTCATCCGGCGGTTCTCTTGTCATGAGAAGGTCCACGACAGTATGCTCTGGGCCCTCACGGCCATCGGGGATGCCTACTCAGAAAACCAGCGGGAAGCTTATGGCTTCAACTTGTTTGGTGGCTGCCTGAACGTTCGCCAGATGCGGGGCGGCTCTGCGTTGTCCATGCACTCCTGGGGCATTGCTATCGACTTCGACCCCGAACGCAACCAGCTTCGTTGGGGCCGGGACAAAGCCTACCTGGCGCGGCCGGAATGTGACCGGTTCCGCCAAATCTGGAAAGAGGCCGGGGCTCTCAGCCTTGGTGAAACCCGCAACTATGACTGGATGCACTTCCAGTTTGCCCGCTTGTGAGGACCCACATGTCTGCTGATGATCTTGAAGAAGGGCGGCGCCTGGAGCGCCGCCGGTTCGCTCGGTTCGCCTTCGTCTTCCTGCTGCTGTTCGCCACGATCATCACAGGGACCGTGCTTTTCCATCCGCTGCGCCTCGACATTGCCACGGCCCTGGACAAGACCCAGGGCTTGCTGAACGGCATCCTGACTGCCCTTGCAGCCATCATTGTGAGCTATGTGGGCGCGTCGACCTGGGAGAAAGTCTCGGAAACGAAGGCAGAGCGGCGGAGCGGCGAAGGAGCCGGAAGGAGCCGCCCGGCGCCCAAACCGGCCAAGGCCGAAGATAATCCGCAGCCGCCCGATGACTTCCCCAGCGGGGGAAACGAGCAGCCCGACCTCTTCGAAGAAAGGAAGTAACAATGTTTGGGATACAGCTCAGGGTTGTGATTGCAGGTGTCATTGGGCTGCTTGTTCTGAGTATGGTGGCAGCAGCCTTCTGGCACTACACGCGGACAGTGGCGGCGAACGGGTTGCTCCAATCTCAGGTGGCAACCCTGGACACCGCAGTGAAGACCCAGGCAAATACGATCGAAGCCCAGCGGGAAGCGATCGAAGCTTGGGATCAACATAGCCGGGATATGGCCCGGCGAATGGACGCACTTGTAGCACTGGGCGAAGAAGCCCAGCAAGAAACCAGGAGGCTTAATGAGCTTTTCCGCACACACAATCTCGGGAACCTTGCGGCTCAGCGCCCTGGGCTCATTGAGGATCGCATCAATGGCGGCACTGATCGGGCTCGCTGCCTGCTCGAGCAAGCCTCAGGAGCTCCGCGTCCAAACTGTTGAGACCGAAGTCCGGCAGCCGCCTGTCATCAGCCCGCTGCCGGACCCGACGCCCATCCGGACGCTGCCCTTTGAATGGGTGGTCATCACCCAAGACACCGTGCCCGAAGGGGACTTTGTCCTGTTCGGCCTGACCCCGGAAGGCTATGAGGCTCTGTCCCTGAATTCTGCCGACACTCTTCGGTGGGTCCAGGAGGCCATGCACCGGCTGCGGACCTACCGTGAGGCCCTGAGCAAATGACAGACTCCCCGAACAACGGGCAGGTCGTCCTTCAACTGACGGACGACCAGCTCAAACGGATCGTGCAGGACTCGGTCCGAGAGACCTTGGTGCGGCTTGGCGTCGATGCTGAGAACCCGCTGGAAATGCAGCGGGACTTTCAACACTTGCGGGATTGGCGGATGACGGTGACGTCTGTCCGCTCCAAGAGCTTGCTGACCATGACCGGGATCATTGTGGCCGGTCTTGTGGGGCTCTTTTGGTTGGGGTTCCGAGAGAACCTGATGGATTTGATCCATGGTCCACAAGGACCAAGGGGCGGACCGTAAGGCCCGCCCCTAACTCATTACTACAAACCCATTCACTCGTTACTTGAAGAGCCTTACAGCGAGCAGCTCTTCATGATGGCCAACGCCGCAGGCCCGCCAAGCAGGTTCAGCACGTTGTCTTGGCCATACTTCTTGACGGCAGCTTCAATGAGTTGGGGCGACTTCTTGCCCGTCAGCTCATAGACATTGCCGTCTCGTTGGACGAGAACCTTGCGGGACAGCTTGGACTGCAGGTTCCGCAGTTCCACCGAGTCCCATGCGAGACCGTGGCAGATGGTCTCAATGTCGGTGTCCATGTCATCGAAGCCTTCCATCTTCAGCTTCGGGAAGGTCTCGCCCACTCGCTTGTTGAGGGCCACGAAGTCAGCGTCCGTTACGCCGGGGGCATAGTGGTAGTTGTCGCAGCCGCCCGTGCCGTGGTTCGAGACGTCCGCGAAGAACTTGCCGTCCACGTAGAGCTTTGCGGTGTAGGCAGGGGTCTCGTCGCTCAGCGTCACTTGGACATTGACGCTCTTCAGTTCGATGGTGGGTTGCGTGGTCATGGTCAGTCTCCGTTGTTGATAGACTCAATATAGGAGGTCTGTCGGGGAAGTAAACCCCCTTATTGAAAAAAGTGCCCGAGAAACTCTCGGACACCGATTGGCTTAAGCATGTCAGGCGCTTAGGCACCGAGAAGTCAGAAACCGTCCCCCAGGAACCAGAAGGCACTCTACAGAAGCCGAGACGAAACGCTTTCCGGGCCGGCCGGTTGCTGTGAGCTTGTCCCAGTTGTCGTGGAGCCAGTTCCAGGCATGATCCGACTGGGAAAAGGGCTTGGCAACCAGGTGCTTCCGGAACCCTCCGTTCGGCAAGGGCTCGTATGGCTTAAAGTTGAGGGACACGAAGTAGGTCCTGGGCTCGTGGCTGCTGCAGAGATGGGTGCCTGCTGTCGCAGCCCTCTTGCACCGCTCTCCGGTGCGCTCGCTGGTCGCCACGCAGCGAGGCACTCCGTCTGCCAGTTTACGCTTCGCCATCAGATCAGCTCGAAGCGCTCGAGGCCCAGGGCCTTGCCACGGACTTCGGGTATCATCTTGCCGCCGCTGGAATACTCGAACAGGCTGACCGTGATCCTGAAGCTGAAAGGCTCCAGGGCGCGTTCGGCCGGCAAGTTGCGGGCCTGCATGATTTGCAGGCGGTTGGCCAACTGGAGCCACCAGTCATCGCCCCAGGCGTCAGAGCCATGAATTTCCGGGGCGGACTTCCTGGTTGCCCGAACCAGCGGTGTGCCCGTCCGGTCATTGATCCGCACCTGGGACAGGTCCAGCTCCTGGATCAAGATGGCCGGGAAGGACAGGCCAAATGACGGAGCGCCAGGCATGCCATAGACAGGCTGGGGCGTGTAGATATTGAGGAACAGGCCAACGCCGCGCGGGATGACCAGGGTTTCAGTCGGGAGGGGATCACGCTCTTCCATGGTCAGCATGCCGGCTTGGTGACGTTGTAGAGCTTGACGGCCTCATCGAGCGGGAGGGCGTTCAGCACCACGGCGCCGGGGTAGCGGGTGACAATCTCAACGAGAAGATGCGGGTTGTCGCCGATGCGGCCACGAGCTTCCCAACGCTCACCGTGCTGGGCGATAACCGTCCGGCGGCTGAGCAGGGAGCGGAGAACAGGCCCATTCACTGGGGCACTGGTAACTTGGTCATGGTTGGTCATTCAGGCCTCCTAGGCTACACTATAATAGGAGTATAGCCTAGGAGAGGGGGCGTTTAACCCATCAAAAGTGCGGGTGGCTTATTCGCAGTTGCGGCGGCCCGTCTGCGGATCAATGACACAGGTCGCACCATCCTGGGCTTCAGCAGGGCTGTCGGGCTCGTCGCGGCGGGGCTTGACCGCCTGCATGATACCCATCTTCTTGCCTGCCAGGTTGAAGGTGGTGCAGCCCTTTGCACCATGCTCCCAGGCCTGGTCGTATACGCCCTTGAAGTCACCCCAGGCCATATCGGCCGGAACGTTGCAGGTCTTGGACACCGCGCTGTCCACCAGGTTGGCGGCGACGCAGAGGACCTCGACGTGCTCCTGGGCCGTGACGTCCGCAGCCAGCTTGCCCTCAACGCCCAGGTGCTTGAAGCCATAGTCGTAGGTATCAACCTCGACTTCGCCTTCAACTAGCTTCATGCGCCGACGGCTCTGATACCCGAAGACAGGCTCAATGGCCGAGGACACGTTGTCAGCGGCATAGCTGATGGTCCCGGTCGGAGCGATTGAAGTGAGGTGGGAGTTGCGGATACCATACTTGCGAATGTCCGCGATCAGCTCGGGAGGCAAGACTGCCTGGACGAACTTGCTCTGGCAATACTTCTCCGCGTCGAACAGCGGGAAGGAGCCTTTCTCCTTGGCCAGGAGCATGGAAGCCTGGTAGGAGTTGATGGCCAGCTCGCGGAGCACCTTGGCTTCAAAGGCCTGGAATTCCGGGGAACCGTAGCGGAAACCCAGAGCTTCGGCGCAGTTGGCCAAGGCCGTGACACCCAGGCCCATGCGCCGCTTGTTGCGGGCTTCCAGCTGCTGCTGCGGCAGGGGATAGGAGGCATAGTCGACCACGTTGTCCATCGCCCGCACAACCGCTGCCATGTCCTCGCGGAACAGGTCCCAGTCGAACGACCAGCCTGTCTCGATGCTGCCAACCAGGTAGCGAACCAGGTTGAACGACCCGAGAAGGCAGGCGCCATACGGCGGGAGGGGCTGCTCGCCACAGGGATTGGTGGCGGCGATCTTCTCGCAATACCAGAGGTTGTTCATCTCGTTGATGGTGTCGATGAACAGGACGCCAGGGTCGCCCCAGTCCCAGGTGGAGCGCATCAGCATTTCCCACAGTTCATGCGGGTCCACCGTGTTGTAGACCTTGCCTTCAAAGGACAGGTCGAACGACTTGTTGGCAGCCTTGGCTTCCATGAAGGCGTCGGTGATGGCCAGGGAGAAGTTGAAGCCGGTCAGGGGCAGGGTGGCTTGCAGAGACATGCGCAATTGGGCCAAACCGGGCCAGTCGGACGGCAGGTCATCCACCAGGTCCCAGAGGGCCTGGGTGGCTGCCGGTGGCTGCTTGGCGCGGATGAAGTTGTAGATGTCG